GCCAGTCTTAGCCCACCACGTAGGTGGGTTACCAACTACCCAAGATTCAATCGACGCCACTTGAGTTCAACGATTGCTCGCTGAGGTGACCCTCGAAGAGGTACTGCGCTGGATGGTGCGGTGAATAGCGTTCCAGCTTACAGCAGTCAGTTTACGCGCTCGGTTGCCGTTCCGGGCAGAGCCGAGAGGAGGTGAACCAGGTGGCCAAGGGCCCCTGGGGGATCCGTATTTCGTTACGTCTCTTTTGGTTATTCACCTCAGCCCGAAGAGATGTGCACCTTCAGCGCAGGCCCAGTCAAAGCACAAAGTAGACTGGTATGCCCACGCTGACATCATCTTCAATGCGTGTTGGAGTATTTGGATACCCAGTAGCACGCACTCAGCAGTGATTTTTTGCAACCGTTGTCCAGCTGCGCGGATTGACTTGCCACACTCATCCAATAGCTGATTGCTCAGATTGGCCAAGTCGCTGAGATTGTCCGCACCCATTGATACCGCCGCCACGTATTGATTGTGAACGGGGTTTTCGAACTGCGCAGAGTCCACGCGTTGAAGAGAAGCAGTAAACTGTTGGAACAGTGTGGAAGCCTCACCACTTAGCAACCACTGCAGTTTATTTGTCTGCTCCTTGCCTACACTTGACCATAACTCCATGAGTTTAGCCACTTGACCGCTCAGCTTAGGGAGAACCGAATTCATTTTGCTGAGCTGCCCACAGTCCTCTGCGAGTTGGAGGATATCTGTGATGTAGGTCACCGGTGTTGAACAAGACGCTACCAATCTTGCCACCATTTGGACACAACTCTCCTCGTTGTCTCTTCCAATTTTAGCGGCTTTCATGGCTCTTATTAACCCGGCTCCAAGCGTACCAACGGGATTTGTTGAAACTTTGGCTGACAAATTGGCCACACGCACCCGGCCGTAATCCTCGTAGTATTTGTCATAGGTTGGATGGCTTACGTAGGCCAACGAAGCACGGTAAACAGTGTCAATGCCGTTATGGAGTTGGATCTCGCCGTCGTAGTCAGTGGATATGATATGGTCAAGTGCAGGATGGAGGATGCAGGAGTTTATTTCGTCGAGCTGACGAAGAGCTTTTTCAAGACCCTCCACAGCCAACAAAGGCAACCCGTACAGCCTCTCAAGCAATACAAAAGCTTCGGGACTAGTGTCATACACTGTTGCAGCATGCAATTTGTGTTTGAATTGTCTAGCCGTCAAAGCCATTTGTTTGACCATCGCATTTCTACTAACAACATTGGCGTTCACCCCCATCCTACCAGCAAACAGAGTCACCTGCTGAGCATAGAACGTTCTCAATATGGGAACAGCAGAATAGTCGATCGCTCGTTGAGCTACTGTACCAATCCACTGTTGCCACATCTCCAGTTCATTCGCCGGTGAAGACGAGGTACACCCAGTTTTAAGGAGAGTACGCCCGAGTTTGGGAACGTACAGACTCCGTGTCAACTTGGTCTTCCTGTCGACGACCGGGAAAAAGTAACCCGAACAAAAAGAGGACAACCTTTCATCTGCCATAGGGAACACTTTGTAGGTGATACCCATGCCAAGTTTCTTCAGACCTGTGATTTTTCCTTCTAATATCTCTAGGGATTTTTGGACGTGGCCTTGTTCAGGATTTTTAACAAAGACCAAATTGTCATCACCTAGGACTATGCATGCCCATTCTAGCCCGTCGAGCGCGAATGCCAGTAAAGAAGCGTTGATCATGGAATTGTCAACGGAGGTCTGGTTGTCTCCAGACGCTCTAGTTCCTGGAACCTTGTACCGCAGTTGTGCCTTTGGTACTAGTCGGTCATGCCACTCACCCATTTTGTTGTAGCAATTCTTCCTGAGTAACTTTACACACCATTCTGGCACGCCCATACGACGGTAGGCGGCCTCAGTGGTTAACAGGACTTCTGATCTCAAGGAGGCGTCATATCGAGAGTAATCGATTTCAATAACCGAATACTCGAAACCAGCAAATTTTTCCCTTTTGGCATCGAACCATGCTCCCAATTGCTCAGGAGTTTTGCCGATGGCGTAGCACACGTCAAAAGGTAGGTTGGGGTTTAACCCATTCCACCAATCTCCGAGGGCATGGCACACCTGCTTAATCCACGGTCCGTTCGAAAGAGTAAACGGAGCACTTCGCGCCGATATTATTCTGGGATCAGCTCCTTCAGGTTCGTTCTTAACCTTAATCTTTTGTGGCAACATCTCTGTTTTCACGAAAGCAGAAACCTGAAAATCTTTGTGGGTCAGTGGGCGAGGACCAAATTGTCCTGTTTGGAGTACAGAAGTACTGACCTCGGCAAAGTATTTCAAGAACTTTTTCCGATCAAGAGTTGAGAGCCACTCATAGATAGAGGCTGGTTGAACAATATCCTGAGGGTACATCCCCTGGAATTTCTTGGCAACAAAGGCTTGGTACTTTTCCAAAACCTTAAGGTCCAAAAGTGCTGTTTCTTGGACCACCCTATTACGGATGGCACGGTAAGCATTATGGACGCAATTCCTGTCGATCACGGGGAAAGTGGGCGTTGTAAAGCCGCGAACAATCCCTTTGGCTTTTTCTGAACAGGGCTGGCTCAGGAGGTGTTCTGCTTCTGGGGTGAGAGTGAACTCTGCCCCGTCCTTAAGCGGTTTTTCCTTCCATCCTTCTAGAGCACAGCACCTATACTTCAAGTAAGTGGAGTTATAAGGCATAACCCTCAACCCACCAACATCAGTGCAGGGCAAGTTCTCTGGACGCGGGTTAAACGACACTTTTCCACCGGTTGTCACAGAGTTCATCAACTTTTGGACTAGTTTAACTGGGTTAAACATCGTCTTCTTCTCAGCAAAACTATGGAGTAGTCCTTCGACATCCATTTCAGACATTTTC